TTTTTTTATCATATTCCTCCAACCATTCGCGACATTGAATGACGCGCTGAATAATCTGTTGCTCAATAGTTACATCACGTTGCACCTGATAGGCCACCCATCTTTCGTTATCGGGTAGGTCATCATAAACAACCTCGCCATCATAGTTGGCCTCCTCTGGTGTATTCATTAGGCCATGAAACACAATAAAAGTAGGTCTTTCATAAAGTGCCATGTATCCTCTTCCTTGCCACTCATAGTCAGGATTCATTCCCTCAATAGCTTGTTGCTGCAATGTTTTTCTCGACCAAGCCGCCTTAACATCAACTATTAAGTGATTCGTGATTACATCGCATGTGCCTACCATCCATTCGTTATGTAGTGTTACCTCATTCTTTTCGGCCATCCCAAGTCCAATCTGCTCGGCCATAAAATCGATTAGGTCAATTTCAACAAGGTTACCTTTCATGATGTACTTGGAATGGATTTGCTCGCGGTCTTGGGCATACCATTCAGACAAGAATGTCTTGCACGTTGCTGACAATTCGCCTTTTGTTTTTGCGTTGCTCATTATCTTACCGATTTGGGAGCAGTGAATGCGGAATATCTTATCCATTTGTCAATTGAGCCTCCACCTCTTTAGTAACATTATACTTTTTCTTTATTGCCTCAATCGTAACCGATCCCGAAGCAATGGCCGCTTTGGCCTTTTCGATTGCCTCTCCTTGCAATGTCGGTTTAACAACTGGCTTTGTTGACACTCGCACCGCATCATGCATTTCTCCGAATGCTTTAACCTTTTCAGTTGTTAGCACAATCTGTTTGTTTGTCCAATCTTCAATAAATGGACTGCCTAATAGCTTCGATATGCGCTTAAGGTTAGTAGCGTTTGCCACCATTGGTTTGCACTCGGCAAAGTGAACGATGCAGCACTCGGATTCTCCACCTTTACCATCGTGGACCTTTTCTTTGTCCACTTTGGTAATAGTAACTGTTTTATCGGCATCGGTTAAATCCCACCCACCGATATAGTTGTGGTTACGTAAAATCTTGTAATGTGTTTTTTGTTCCATGTTAGTTATGTGTTATTAATTATTAAAAAAGGTCATCGCTTGAAATCGGTTGTGGTGCTGCTGCCTCACTAAACGGATTACTATCAATCTTCCAACAAGCAATAGTGTTAAACACCTTAACTTCACCTTGTGGGCTTGTCCACTCACGACCTCTAATGTTAATGTAAGCCTCAATGTCTTGACCTACTGAAAGCGAATCTGCTATTGAGCAGGCTTTCTGTTGTAATTCAATTGATACGATTTGTGGATACTGGTCATTTGTGGTTAGGATTAGTTCTCTCTTTGAGAATTTTCCATCACTTACTGTTGTCGTTGCGCCTATGCGCTTAATTGTGCCTTTGATTGTCATAATTGTTTATTTATTTGTTTTTGTGTAAGAAATCTGTTAATACCATTGAAAGAAATGAGGTGTTTTGGATATAGTCCTTGCCACCTAATTGAATTTCGTGTTTGTCATTGGATACTGCAAGGTCACATAGTTGCATAGTCCAGAATGCATCTTTAAGTTCGATTGAAGCAGTTATTTCGTTGTCTTTATTCCACACGTAGAATGTTTCGTTGTCTGATTCGTATTCAATACGTTCTTTAGAATTTTCGATTTGCCACGTTGTTAGCGTTGATACTTTTGTGATGATGTTGATTGTGTTCATGTTAGTTTGTTTTTATTGGGTTTGTAATTGGGGGTGTTTAGCCCCCTTGTTTGTTTTATTTTTTAAAGGCCAGTTACTTTGTAGTTAAATAATTCATTACCTATCTTTATGGCAAATTCTTTTTTAAAATATTCAATTGCTTCTTTAAGGTTTTTACTTTTTTGGGTCGTTATGTGAAACCATCCATAACGGCCTTTTTTGTATAAATTAAAGTATTTCATTTTGTAATATTATTATCAATTATAAATTGAGCCATTTTTCTTAATCCATTAACGCCTTTTCTATCTTGATTTGAAAAATTTACCATTACTTTATTGTAACGTTCCATAGGACTTAAAGAATCCCATACTTTATACCCTTCTTGTAATTTAGCTGATTTAATTTCTGTTCTTGTCATGTTTTCCGTTTTTGTTGATGCAAATGTACACCTAATTTCCATACCTACAAATTTATTTCACGTTTATATTATTATTTTAACAAAATTTAACACAATGCTTCCAAATTTGGAAATGATGTGGCTTCCATTTGCTGACTCGATCCGTTAACAGATTCTTGATGGACATTGGTGTGCAGTCGAATTTCTCGGCTATTTGGCTAAATGAACCTTTATGAAAACCCGGTCGGTTAAGTTCCTTTAATCTTTCAAATTGGTTGTGTAGTTGTGCTGGTGTTGGTTTTTTCATATTAGAATAGTGTTGGGTTTAATTTTGATAATTCTGTTTTAGCAAATCCAAGTTCTTTTATTTCTTGTATTGTTGTTTTTTCTTCATCAATCCATTTTTTAGCTGCATTGTAAAAATCTTTTTTTATTTCAAATCCGTATGCTTTACGCCCACACCTTTCAGCAGCAACTAATGTTGAACCACTACCAGCGCAAGGGTCAATAACTACATCGCCTTTGTCAGTAAATATTTCAATTAATGTTTTCAATAATTCAACTGGCTTTTGTGTTGGGTGGATTTTTTCGCTTACATTGTCACGTGGCCAATCCATGCAATTAAAAATCATTTTGCCATTGTTTCTAAATTTTGGCAATTTGTCTCTGTATAAAATTAAAGCATATTCGCAGTTGCCAACAACTTTCATATTTGCTTTTAAAACTTGCGCACTAAAGTTTTTGCGAAATACCAAATTGATATAATTATTTAAACCGTATCTCTTAGCCAACTCAATCAAATACATTTGTTGGTCAAATGCGCAAAAAACAATCATACAAGGCGCATCGCCTTTTTGCCTTGCTTCTCCTTCAGCTTTTTTTGTTTTAGTTTCTGCCTTTAACATTGTGCTACAAAAGTGCATAAACTCTGCTGGCCTAAAATCCTCATCGGTATCAAAAAAACTTTTACCAGCTAATGCACTTTCTCCATTTGCATTGTTTCCATCTTTATACCATGACGGATTTGAAGCGTAAGCATTATTGCCTAAATTATAGGGTATATCTGCTATAATTAATTGCGCTTTAGGTATCGCATAACCTTTGTAATTTTGAAAATGGTCTCTGTATATCATGTTTAGTTAGTTAGTTTTAATTTATACCTCACTCATTATTATTAATTGATTTGTACCTTGTTTCCTCGCCACCTTATAAGCAGCATGTAGCTTGGCCCTAATCTTATCGCGATAAAGTTGCGCATCTATCCACACGCGAAACTCTTGTGTCCATTCCTGCTCCACTATTTTCGGTTTGTATTTCAATAGTTCCACAACTGTTGCCAATATCTGCACAACTTCAAACTTCTTTACATGGTATAACATTGCGATTTCGGTTTGCGTTAATCCTGCATTATGTTTGAGCCACATTTCCCAGTGTTGTGGGTCAATTACATCGGGCCTAATGACATTAACGTAAGCATCACTAATATAGCGCGCTATCTTTCTGTTGCGTGTCTTAATTGATTCCTTTGGCATGTCTAATTTGGTATTGCATTAATACTAAAGCAGAGTGAATGGCCTCTGCATTGCCACCTTTTTGAGTTAATACTGCGCCACCTTTTGGGGTGTACGCATTCGGGTTGCTTCGGTACCCGAATAGTAAGCGTTGGATTAGTTGTTTCATTTGTTAGTTTTAAAAGTTTCGACAAACCTACAACAATATTTTAAATAAAAAAATATTTGTAAGTAATTATTTTTTTATATCTTTGCCCAAAATAAAATAACTAATAATATGGAAACTACATTAACTTTGCATTGGGAATACGAACAAACTGACCGCGAAAACGGTATTCGTGGCGGTTGGGTGCTTACTGACATCACTAACGGAAAGCAACAAGTACACTTAAGCCCGAAATTAGAACAATTATTAAACGAGGAATTAGATCCTGAAAATTTATAAACTATGAAAACAAAAGCATCATTAATCTTATGGGCTATATCAGCCTTGTTTATGTCCTTTTGGGCGGTTAAATTCGCTATGACTGGAATGTACTATGACAATTCAGAATTCATAACCTTTACCCTATCATTTTGCGCCTCACTAACAAGTGCGGTTTGCGGTGCAGGTTTTATGCAACAATGGATGAAAAAATGAAACTGCTATACAAACCGACCAAACTAACCTGCGAATTTATAGTTCCCGACCTTGATAAATCTCACGGAGTGCAAAAGGTTATCGGCTTCAGCAGAGGTTGGCATCACTACAATAGCATTAGGCTTGGCATCCGCAAAGAAGACACCTACATTGTGCTATATTTCTATGCGTATATCAATGGAAATAGAGTCATCCAAAGGTTAGGCAGATTTGAAATTGGCGAAAAGGTAGAAGTGATGTTGCAATGGGGTTACTATATTGAGTGCAAAGCTAATGATAAGTATGCGTTTAGAGTTGCACCAAAGCGTTGTTTTCCTATTGGCTACCAATTATTTCCCTATGCAGAAAAAGATGGTGTTAGGGGTGTTGAGGTGCCGATTGAGATTGAGATAAACAACCTATGCGTGTCTTAATAATCATACTATTTTGGCTGCTATTCAATAGCTGCCACACCGCAGAATATAAACAATTTAAAAGAACAACGAGATGTCCAAAGTAAATCACCCATTACACTACGGAGGCGAAAACAACCCAATGGAAGTTATAAAAATAATTGAACATTATGGGCTTGATTTTGCTTTAGGTAACGTAATAAAATATACATTACGATGCGATAAAAAAGAAAACAAATTGCAAGATTTAGAAAAGGCTGCATGGTATTTACAACATGAAATAAATAAATTAAAAAACGTATGAAATCAGCAATAATAACCCGAATACCACAAGAAAAACAAACGCTGGGCAAGTGGATAAGTTACGAAAATGGCAATGTAATATTTGCGTGTGACACTATTGAACTACCTTACAAAAATAATGCGCCTCAAATCAGTTGCATACCAAAAGGAGTTTATGATGTTGTTTATAGGCAATCTGCTAAATACCCAAGACACTACCATATTTTAGATGTTCCAAATCGTGACTTTATTTTAGTGCATCAAGCGAACTTTGTAGGCAGTCCAAATCCAAAGACACGCAAACCCGATTTGCTCGGTTGTATTGGTGTTGGAAATGGCTATGGCGATATCAATGGGGATGGGATAGTTGAATTATTGAGGTCAACACCTACGCTGAAGAAACTTATTGAAGTTATGGGTAAAGAACCATTTAAACTTACTATCGTATGATAAAAGGCACACGCTACACAAATGGCACAGAAGTTATAACCTTTGTTAAGATTGATTTCATTGCAATAGGAGGTCGAAAGATTGACCACGTATATTTTCGCAGGAAAGATAAAAATGATTTGATTATGCCCTTGCTTGAATGGAATTTAAAAGGTAAATTTGAATGGGAAATTACGAATTGATGAAAACAATAAATAGTTTAAGCGGAGGCAAGACCTCATCGTATATGGCAGTACATTACCCTGCTGACTATAATATATTTGCTCTCGTTACCATTGAAGATAAAAATTGCACACCAAAAGATGAAAGCATCATCAAGTATGTGAGCGATAAGATAGGACAAGATTTTATTGCAACTGCCGAAAGAGATACAACACTTTATGCAATGCGTGATTTGGAGCAGTTG